GATGGGGCGAACTCGCCCATCATGCAAGGCAGTTACTACCTTCGCGAACAGTCCGTGGTATGGACTGTCGTTCTTTGGTAAAGAACAACCCCCTAATTCAATAGGGAGTTTTGGCCAGCTCCTGAAGGGGAGCGGTGTCTTCGCGAGAAGACGGCGGCGAATAGCCTTCCTTGCCACAGGAAGGTATTTACCACTCTCACGTGCAAAGCGTGAGTTCTTGGTTATCCAACCAGGAATGTCCCCTTCCGATCGGAATAGGTACCTCTGAGAATGCAGAGGTAGTAACTCAAGGATATATGTCCTTGAACGCATGGTTGGTCCTTGGACCGGGACAAGGGCATAGCCCTTCTCACAAAACCAGCCTTTCGTTTTGCTACGAAATGTCTTCTTCAAGTTGACCTTGAAGCCAGCGAGCGTCATGAGCTCGGTGTAACGGTTCCATTGTGCAATGGTCCAATAAGCGATGAGGTCATCGCCCTTCAGGAAGTAACTCCTGCCTGTAGGATCGACTAACCTACAGACTCCCTCATGACTGAGGGAGAGCACCACCCAAGATGGAGGGAGGCCCATGAAGGTCCCCCGCTTGGGCGTGAACCTCCGAGGAGGCTCACCTTTCCTCTTGTAGAGGTAAGGATGCGACTTCACATCTGAAGCCGGTATGTCAGCTATCTGGCATACCCTCTCTATAGTATTGTAAGAGAGGTGATCTGTAGCGGAAGACAGATCAGCGGAATACACATACCGCTTCTTATTATCGTTCTTAACGATAATCCTCATAGTTCCCTCACGGAGGGGTATAGAGGTACTCCTTATCCTTTTAAGGAGTGGGAAGGTGTCAATCCTATCCCTATGACCGGCGTAGGCCAGTCCTAACGGCTCAACCGTTATAACCCGGAATTTCCCTCCGAGTTCCTTCAGCACGTGGATGCGTGCCTCTTTCTCCTCCTTAACAGGAGGGGTCATGCCCGTAATCATACGGCCAACACCACTCTGCCCAACTATGGCAGGGTCACCTCCCCAGCGTCTGGCGAGGCCTGGACCAACACATTGGTCTTGGAGGCCTTTGGCGAAACCTCCATCCCGCCTCGAGTACTCGAGGCAAGCACCCGATGAGATCGGGAGTGCCCTCAGATGATCTGGGGGCAGCGGGATAATCCGCTTTAGCGCTTCGTCGAACGACGGAGGTAACGAAGTCAGGCATGGCCTCGTATTGTTCTGGACTAGCTCCCGAACAGCCTCAACCTCGTCCCATGAAGGGACTGGCAAGGACCTTCCAAGCATGGAAAGTTGGAGAGCGGTCATTCGTCTCCTCTTGTCCTGGCGTTCAGGACAACGAACCTTCCACCTCAGGCAAGGTGGTATCCACTGAAGTGCTTCAGCGGGAACATCATTGCGGCCATTAAGACCGTAATTGCGGAGCTCATAACAGCACCACTTGATCATTTGCGTGATCC